GTTCCAATGCCGTCTAGTTCTTTCTTGACAGTTACGCCGCCAGTTGACGAAATGGTAATCTTAACGTTTTCGGTTGCCATTATAGCTTAAACCTTGCGTTCTTAATGCCAAGTCGCAACCCCGCCGAAATTCCGACGCGGATAAACCCGGCTGGCGACTGGCGCGAATACCCCTGATTTAGACGGCCAATGTAGGGCAGATTATTGGTAATGTAAACGCTATCCCCGGCCTTATACCGGCCCATGACGCCCGTTGCGGCGCTTGTAACGCCTAAGAGGTTCCGACGCTCAGAACGTGAGCCGCCAGCCGGATACGGGCGCCGCCAGCGCGACGGGATAGGCGAAAAGGGCTTCCGAAATCCCGATACCGGGGCGCCCAGGCCAACTTGCCAGTTTGACCGCGCTTGGCCGGTATCGACTGGCGTAAGCTCAGCAACACGGTTGACAATTCCGATAACGATTTCTTTCGTTAGACGCGTCGCGCCTTCCTCGATTTCATCCCCGATTTTTTCCAACCGACTGCTTAGTTGCCTTAGCGGGATTGTTGCCATGCTTATTTTTCCCCTTCGTGCGAGCTTCGGCCATAAGCTTATTGTCAAGGTTCATGACAATGTGCGCTAAGTCTGGCGTCGGTATTCGGTAAACTTTAGCGTATTCGTGTATAGCATCCCAGGGAATATAACCGCCTTCAAAACGGCGTGTAGTTGAAAGCTCTTGATACGCGTTGAAATAAAACACTTCATAATCTTCGAGCGTCGGCGCGTTTGCAACAATATCCGGGTACGGTTTCCCGCCCCGGATAGCATCTTTAATCATTCGCGCTTCAATTTGCCCTACTTTGCGCTCGTAATCAAGCAGGGCTTTTAGTTTCCCGTTATGCCGTCAAGCAACGATTGCCGGTAGTGCTGCGCATTCTCCGCAAACAACTTGCATTCATTGAACCAATCCGGCACTTCATTGAAGTACGCAATGACGTTTTCGCGGTTGAACGGAACAACGCCGCCTTTTCCGTCCTCGATACCATCAACCCAACGCTCAGGTTTTTCCGGTTGTTCATCGGTCGGTGTAAACGGTTCATCGTATGCAAGATCAGTTTCCCATTTGCGAACGATGCAATCCGCGTAAAACTCGATAAAGAGTTTTCGCATTGCATCGTTGCTGAAACTGTCAAGTTCGATAGCGCGCTTATTTCCTTTATACCAAACTGTGAGCTTGGCATTATAGGCTTGATTGGCGCCGCCAGCACGCGCGAGCAATACGCGCGTGTTAGCGATTTGGAGCGTAACCCCGTTTTGTTCAAGGCCGGGGTTTGTTTTCAACGCGTTACGCAATGACATTCTATTCTCTCCGTTTAGGTATGCGATTAGTCATCCGCCAAATCTGGCAGATAGTCAAAGAAGCTGAAAGACAGCGTATGGTCAAGCAGCCGATCAATCTTCGCGGCGGTTCCCGCATTCATTTCGAGCGGAAGCATGATTGCTTCGTCGGTTTCGATTTCCAGGCGTCCGCTACCGACTGCCACAAGGGGAACGTCAAGCACGAAACCGGCATTTTCTTTGACAGTGCATACAAACAAGCCAACGTCGGCGTTTGAGCGGATAGTTTCAACCGCCGCAACATCGGTAAAGTATGCCGTAACTTCGGCGCCGACTTCAAACGAACCAACGGTTACGTCAAAGGCGCCGAGAACACCAACAGCCTTGTTCGCGCTAACGTTGTTATTGATCGAAACCGTCAAGTCGGTGACATAACCAAACAACGGCGTTGGGCTTTCGCTGTTAGCGTCCTGAACCGCAAGCCTGATATGCTTGATATCCGATGACGTATTGAAAGCGTCGGCTTCGTCAATCGTGACGCGTGTTCCCGCGAGCGGTCCAACATCGGAAGCCGTTGTAAAGAAGTCCGTCGCCATGAATGACAAGTCAATCGTCATCTTGTCGGCGCTTTCAATGTTGATTGTCATTTCGGACGGAACGGCGCCCTTAATATACTCAGCCTGATTATATGCGTCCGTCGTGTCAGGCTTTGAAAGCTGGCGCTCAAGGTGATAAGAACGCCTAACAATTAAGCTGTCATCGGCTTCGTTTTTCAGGAAGCGTGCGAAGAAAACGCGAATGGTTTTGCCGGTTCCCGTATCGTCGGCCATAGCTTCAAGCGATTGGTCAAGGATAAGGTAATCTTCGGTTACTTCACGAATGCGTTTAAACCCGTTGTTCGCCGCCGTATCAAAGCGTTCATCCGCGTCATCGCCGCCAATGAAAATCCATTCCCCAGGCGTCAAGCCCAACACGCTCCAATCGCCCGATGTATTGAGCCGTGGAAGCTGCCCAGGCGTCGCGTCAACGCTCAGGACGCCCGCGCTATGCTCGCGCCCGACAAGCACGATCTTGGCCGTATCAGGCGGTGTAGCTTCCGCCACAAGTCCGGAAACCTGAACCTCAGTGGCGCCGGTTCCAGTCGCGAGCTTGAACCCGTTGTTCGCCGCCGTGCCGAAGCCGGAAGCCATAAACAGCGCGCCAGACAACACCGCCGACGCGTCCGCAACCTCATAACCCGTTACAAGCACTTCGGTTACAGGTAGCTCGAGCTTGCGCCGATAGCTCGCGAAAACGAAGCCCTGCAAAAGATCAGGCGTGTTCTCAAGCGTAAAATCCTGGTTAAACCCGCCAGCCGCCTCAAGATCGGTAATCGCACCTTTCTTGCGCTGGCGCCCTGAATTGATCGGATTGCGCGCGACTAGCGAAAGTTCGCCGCCAAATTCATCATACTCGTTAGGCTCAAGCGGAACCCAACGCGGTGACGAAAGGACGCCAAGCGCGCTTTCTTCGGCGTAAGCAAGGCCGGTTGAATTGCTGTCGATTTTGTTACGAAGTGCCATTGTGAAACCCCTTGCTCATTTAATCCGGTCATATTCAAAGTTCGCCAGAACGTCAAGCCGGAACCATCCCGACGCCCTATCTTTGCTTTCAAAAATCCCAACTTCCCGAAACCAAATGCCGCTTTCGCTTTCTTTGCCTTCGAACAAATCCGCAAATGATTGCGCCCATTCATACGCGCCCGTCGCATCGCCCAACGGATAGAATACTTCAATCATAAGCGTTCCGTCTGAGCGAAAACGCCGCTTCCCGTTCGCGTTCGATAGAGTTGCTTGGTTGTGTCCAGCATGTTCAAACGAAACACGCGCCCATGCAACTGTGACATTTGGCGGCGTAAACGCCTTCCCTGGCAAAGCTAGTTGCGCGCTTTCAACGGTCATGACCATTGAACACATTTCGTTAAGGGCTTCGGCGGTGCTGGCGAGTGTCATGCCGTAATCCCTACGAAATGAAGAATTGCAAGGTTCCCCGGTTTAAATGTCATGACTTCCCCGATTTTCCAAACCTTTGTGTCAAGGTCGGTCAAAAGGTGATAGCTTGAATAATCAATAGAAGTATGACCAGGAAACAAAACAACTCCGTCATGTTTAGCAAGCAAATCTTTCAGGTTGATATAGCGTCCAAATTCATTACCGATGACTTCAATGTTGACACCGAAAGCGTTGGTAGTCGCGTTTGCCACAAGAGAAGGTCCAAGCGGGTTGTCAGGATCAACACCTTTGTCCAAACGCGTAAGCGTGTACGGAGAACCAAACTCCGTAATGACTTCCACCGCAAAGGCTAGATCGTCGCTATAATCGTAAGTCGAAACGGGCGGATTGCCGGTGAATAGCTCAGCCGCGATGGTCGGCAAGTAGCCCGACATAACGCTTTCAGCGGTGATCGGATCAGGCGGCAACCCAACTTCAAGCGACGCGCTAAGCTCGCCAAGATATCCAATTGTTTCGCCGCCAACGCTCAGATAGAACCATACTTCGGCGCTTGTCGTCGGCGGATAACCCGACATTGTTGACGTAACGCTAATGTGCGGCGCGAAATCAACTTCCGCTGCTGTCTCGCCAAGATATCCAGTAAGCTCCGCTTCAACGTCAAGCGTTTCAAACTCGATAGTTGCGGCTGTTGTCGGAAGAAACCCGACAAGCTCAACTGTCACCGCGATTGGTTGAACTTCCTCGATAGTCGCGGAAATCTCGCCAAGATATCCGACAAGTTCGGCGGTTAGGCTATCGGGGATATTAATTTCCGCTGCTGTTTCGCCAAGATAGCCCGTTAATTCAATAGTCGCATCATTAGCCGGAACTGCCGGTTCCGAATAGTCCCATGCTCGCATCTGGCCGCTGGCCGTATGGAACAAAACCAAACGCCCGGTAGTTCGCGCACTCCGCAACCCCTCGACACCTGCCAATGACGGAAAATCATGGTCGGTAAACAGTGTGTACGCGTCACCCTCGCGCTTATAAATTTTGGTATTAGCCGGCGAATAGCCGCCCGCAATAATATAGTCTTTGTACTCGCCGCCTAGATAGCTGAGCATAAGTATCTGCTGAGCTATCCCGCCATCCGCCGGTGTAAATGTCAGACGAGAGTAATCATCCGCAACGCGCTTGTATATATGAAAATTAGAACCGACCGTGTATTGCGAAAAAGCAACATGATCGCTGTCATTGTGCCAAGAAATATACCAGTTACCGTTGCCGACTGCGAATGATCGTTTAAACGTGACAGTCAGCCCCGACACGTTAAAAAAGAAAACGCCAGTACCGCGCGAAGTCGCCGCTAACGATAGACCATCTGGCGAGAACGCGACTTCTTCCGCCGTACCGCCCATGTTATAAATGAACACCTGAGCTTTGGTCGCGACATCATAAACGACAACACTTGTTCCACCCGCTACGGCGATTAGCGTATTGTCTGGATTGACTGCTAAACCCCGACAACCTGCGCCGACGGCGATTTCCCAACCGTCTTTTACAAAGTCATTACCGGAACGCGTTCCGCGAACGAGTGTAGCACCGCCGACGAATTGGTAAATATACTGGTCATCCGGTGTAAAGCCAATGCCGGTTGATGTGCCAGCTACCCAACCCGTCGCCGCGCCAAGCTCCCAACTATCGCCATCATGGTAACGGGGAACCCAGGCGGCGCTAGTTAAATAGGCTGGCGCGAAGTATGCACCGCTAGGCGAAATACCGATATCAAAAAGCCCGGTCCCGCTAGGCGTGGCAACGGGTAATTCGGTAAATTCAAGCATTAGCCGCCGCCTTTAAATTACGCCCAACCCTTCGGCTGCTTGAACGTCCAGGAAATAACCGAGCTTTCAACGCCCGCAACAACATCGGTATTCGAAAGCTTAACATCGCCGCTTCCCGATGTATTAGTTACCGTGCAATCAGCAACCGCGTTGCCGTCACGGTCCAGAATGCGCGCCCATGTGGCAGTACCCGTTGCAGCCGCGTTAACTTCGGTGATCGCTTCGGCTTCGGCAACTGCGCCATCCCCTACCACCGACGCTGCACCAAAAGCCGGGTTTGGAAGGTCGAACGAAACAAGCGGAGAACTACCCGCCGCCGTGCCGGGATTGGCCGGTTGCGTGCCACCATAAACGTTAAGCTTGGCAATACCGGCGCCAGCGTCAATCGCATCAACGAACGCGTTGCACTGAGCAATTGCCACATTGTTGTGAATTTTAATCGCCATCTTGACGAACCCCTTATGTTACGCTCGCGAGATTGCGAGTTGACCAAACCCGCGACGAAGGAACGGCGCGAGCAAACTAGAAACTGGATAGAAAGCGGGCATTGCGCTAGACGCCAAGAACGCGGCTTCGGAATATTCGCGCTCGATTGGTCCTAACTTTTGCCGAATGAGAAATTTTGTTTCACCGCCAGCGTGGATCGGCTCAAGCTCAATTCCTTGGCTGGCGTAGATCGTAAGCAGCGTGAGCGCGTCTTTGACACGCGTCGGAATAACGTCGGCGGCAATATAATCGCACTCGTAAAATATGCCATCGCGCGGAAACGAGAGTGCTTGCCCTGGCGACGACGGCGACCCCGCGAACTTGTCGCGAAGCCTTTCGATAAAATCCATGGCCTTGATAACTAGTATTTCCGCTTCCGCGTCATCGGTCGGAATGGTTGTCACGCCGCGCGCTTCGGCCCATAGCCTGATATCTTCAAGCGAGCGGTATGTGTTCGCCCCAACAACCCCGCTACCATCCTCAACAATCAAAGCCATGAGCCGTGCG